CACCTTCAACTTTGACACCATTCGTATCTTCTGTAATGGAACCAATACCACGAGAAGAGACGCCAAGCATCACACCTTCATCAAGAAGTGATTTTGCAATCTTACCCATCGGAGTATCAAGCAGTTGTGCTTTACCTACAAAATTATTTCCTTCCTGACGGAGAGAAACAATCTTATGAGAAACACGATCTAAATTGACAGTAGGACCATCGGGGTGTCCAAGTTCTCCAAGAGCACGTCCTTTATTGACGAATGATTCGTTATATCTTCCAACTTCTTTTGCAAGAGTTGAAACAGGATACATTCTTCCATTGCGATTCTTAATTTCGCCCTGAAGGAAAGTCCCCTCAATATACATCTTTTTACTAGAACCTTTGCCTTCGGTGACAAATTTGACGCTAGAAATTTCTTCCGTGATTAGTTTCATCAGGCTACTCCGGTAATTTGAACTTGTTGGACATATACACCCGAAGCAGTTCCAACTGCTGCTACTTGGAAAACATCTCTCAGTTCGCCTTCACCATCAGTGATTGGTCCTACACTGGCAGTGTTGTGAGCAAGAGTAAGTCTAGTGCTAAAATATCCAGGATCTCCGTTGGAATTTCTACTGAAAGATCCATTGAGAACTGAAAGAACTGTAAGTCCTATTCCTGAAGTACCACCATTAGCACCGGCAGGAACAATTCCAGTCAGTTGAACTTTATCTCCAACTTCGAATGGACTTCCACTTCCTGCAGGAAAATCAATAGTTGTAGTAGCACCAGTTGTGACACCAACAACTTTTTGCGATTTTGGTCTTCCAATACTCAGTGTTGCCGAAGTACCTGTTGGAATATAATAGTTAAAAAGTGAAGCAGTAGGATCAATCCCAGTTACAACATGGGCATCTCCACCAAAAGCAGTTATTCTAACAGTATCGGTAAAATGAGTCATGATACCAGATGTTGCTGTTGCTGCAGAAGCAGCAAAAGATACTCCGCTTCCTACCGGTTTATGTGCCATTATTCTTGATCCTCAGATGATGATTGGTCTTCAGGTTCTACTTCACCGAACATAGAAGATGCAACTTCTGGTTTGAAACTATCAATCCTTTCAGTTGCTTTTGTGTATAAAAGATCTTTAATTTTATCACTAACTTCTGCTGCCGATGAATCGACAGCAATCAAATCTACAATTTCTTCCATAAAAATTAATATAAGTCCTATTCAGTTATTTATATCTCTGCTTTTTTAGTATCTTTTTGCATCTCTGCATCAGTGATACCACCATCAATTTCTGGTTCCATCGGGACATCGCCCATTGCTCCAATATCCCCACCTTCTGCGGGTAATGGTTCTCCTGTTATAGGATCAATAGCATTGGGGTCTGGAATAATTCCTTCTTCAATTTCTTTTTCAATTTGTTCATCAATTTCAATAATTTCAGCATCAGTTTGGCGAAGAACCTTCTTACGAACATACTCATTTGAATAGAATTTGCCGATGTAAGGTTCAATCGTTGCAAGCGTTCCTAGACGCTCATTCATCATTTCGGTTTCTTTTAATTCTGCAAACTGATTATCATAAAGGAAATCATATTGAATATGATCACTAATTTGATTCCAATCTTCTGGAGTACAAATATTTTTTAGAATCAATTGAGTTTTTAACATGTCATTAAACATGTTTGTAAAACGCTTTCTCAATCTTCCAACAAACTTAGAAAACTTAAGTTCATCGCGAAGAATTTCTGAAGAACGTCCAAGATTAAATCCGCCATCAGAGGCAATTCTTGATTCTGGAACACCAAGTGCTCTATAAAGTTTCTTTTGGAAATACTCAATATCAGCAAGTTCTCCTAAGTTCTGTCCACCCGGAAGAGTTGTGATTTCAGTTCCACGACCACCTTCTCTACGAGGCAACCAGAAGTCTTCCATCATACTCATAAATTTACGATCATCACGGATTTCTCCGGTGTTCGCATCATAAACGAGTTTATTTCTATAGCGAGACATGACCTCTTTGAGGTATTGCTCTGCTTTTACTTTAGGAAGATTGCCGACATCAATATAGAATATCCTTCTTTCTGGTGCTCTTGATAATCTATAGATGACCAAAGAATCCTCAATCATTCTCAGTTGATTGAGTGCCTTGATTGCTTTATGAAGATAAGAAAGAACTGTTCCTTTGTTACGATCTACAAGTCCTGATGTAACATAAGTGACAGAATCTTTTGCTATCTTGACTCCTTTACCACCACCTCCTCCAGATAGAGAATTTGATGGATAACTTGGTTTTGGTGTATAGACAAAATATTCTTCAATTTCTGGAGACAATGCATTTGATGCATCTTCATCTCTATTTGATCTCAAAGTTATAGCAGTGTTCTTATCAGGTTTTTTCTCCTGACGAACAAACTTCATCTTCATTGGATCAATATATCTTAAATCTTTGATTCCTTCTTCCGGTTTTTTGACATCAATTACTTTCAAGTAATAGATTCTTCCGTCAACATACCAATTTCTAAAAATTTCATGGGACTTTGAATCAAAGTCCATTATTTCTTTAATTGTCTTAAATTCTTCTCTAATTGCTTTTTTTAATTTATCACTAGCATTTAAATTGCTGAGTTCAATTTCAATCGGTGAGTCATACAAATCACTTACAATTGCTTCACTAATAACATCTTCAATGGCACCATCCGCTTCTGGATGAAGTGCCATTTCACGATATCTTTTTATTAGTTCTGACTCATTTCTGTATGCACCTTCAATATCTACATAGGAACCATAAAAGCTACTTGCAACAAAGTTATCAACCCCGTCCTCGTTATTAGCAGGAACGGGGGAAACTATGGAAGCAGATTTTTTTTCTTTGTCCCCAATAGAAAAACCAAAAAGTTTCGCCATATTATAGTAGTTTTACTCTGTTTGACTATTTAGCTGATATTTTCACCACCTGCTGCTGGTGAAGTTCCTCTATATGCTTCCCACCACTGAACTTGAAGTTCAACTGTAAACTCTTCAAGAGTATCAGTTGTTTCGTAACTTAAGTCAATTGTAGAAATATTAGTTGGGAAAATATCCCAGAACTTATAGGATCTAAGGACAGAACCATCACGATCTAATTGCTTCACAGTAGCATCTTTTTGATATGCTTCTGGATCTACAACACCTGTTGCATCCGACATTTTATTAATTGTATTCATCCATTTCTCAAAGGCAGAGCGAAGGGAGAAATCAGTGTCGTTGATGACTGTAATTGTCCAAGTTTCGAAAGTTCTATCTCCGGCAATCTTTAAGATACGCCCTCTGAATGGAACATCAATAGGAGCAATGGTAGATGCTGGAAGAGCAGCTGCTTTCACAAGGAATCTTGCTTTCTGCAAGACATCATTATCAATTGCAACAGCATCCGGGAATGCTAATTCTACTTCAAATAGATTTGGTCTTGCTCCACCACCTGATAATCTACTTTTAAAATCACTAATTGTTCTTAGTGGAGTGGTGTTTAGTTGCTGGCGAGTAGGCATTTTTCTTTAAACCTCGTTTGTAATTAAGTAGAATTAAACAGAACCAATAACTTCTTGGAATGAGACACCCGTGCGTGTGGCAACAAATGTCAGACCAATGAAGTTAATCGATCTTGCTGGTTTGATGTAAATGTCTGCTATAAACTCATTATTATCTATAATAGCAGCAGTGTTATTTGTCTCATCGCAGACAACAACGTAATCCGAGATTCCTCTCTTTGCCGTTACATCACGGAGGAAAGGTTCAACAATATTCACGAAATTAGTTCTCGTGATTTCATCATTGAATTCAAACAATTGATCTCTGGCAGCTGCCTCAATGGCATTCTCCAGATAGATGAATAAGCGACGAACATTGATGCGATCAAATGCCGAAGACTTGGCAAGTGCTGTCTTGTCTCCGAAAAGAACGATTCCTGAACCAGCCTGGAATACGACTGGGTTAATTCTGTTGGAATACAGAACGTCTCTTTGCTCTTTTGATGGGTTGTATGTAAGTTTAACTGCATTGAGAATGGCACCTCTAGCAGTTCCTGCTGGGGAAAACCAGGGGAAACTATTAATGTCAGTTCTGACACATGTTCCGGCAATATCGCCGTTCAGAGGCACATATCGGAAAGTATCTGCAAATCTATCATACATGTACTTGTATCCACTATCAAATACAGCATAAGATGATGATGTTAATGGTGCAAAGAAACTCAGAACATTGTCAGTGATATCAACATCACTGTTGACTGTTACAGAACCGGCAGAAGAGTCGCTTATGAATGCGCCTCTGTAAGGTGAAATAAATGCGACTGCATCCTTTCTGATGTCAGCAACTGCAATAACTTGCTGGGCGAGGTTCTGTGCCTCTGTCTTACTATGATTTGCCGAACCCATCAGCAGGAAATCTACTGCATAAGCATCATTATTTTGGAATAACTGATATCCTGTTGACAACTTAGAAACAGTTGCTTTCAAAGCATCAACTGTTCCGATTCCGGAAGCACCATTATAATCTTTGCCATTTACCATGGTCAGATCTTGTTTTCCAGTTGCACCAAATATAATTCCTTTGGCATCTTGATCCCAACCTAAATCACCCTGTTCGGTGAATGCAGCACTAAATCCGGTAGTTGTTAATCCGGTGGGAGCACCACCACCAAAAATGAAGTTTGAGTTAGTTTTTAGATATTTTCTCCAATAAGAAGGAGAACCAACGGAGAACTCTGCATCCTTTGCTTTGGAAAGACTTAGATGTTTTTCAAGAACAGTTCCGGCATTTCCGGTAATTTTTCCGTCTCCATCAAGAACAACGACATGAAGTTCATCAAATCTTGCTCCTCTTGCCGAGGCATAATCAGAAGTTCCTGGTCTGTCAGCAATAACATTCCACTTAATAGAAGCAACACTAGTTCCAACACCAACATTACTTGTTGAAGTTGCAAGAGTCTGTTGATCAAACCAATCTGCTTTTGCATTGACGCTTGTGTGTATGCCAGCAACTCCGGCATTATTGACAACTGTGATGTTATATTCTGTACCAAACTGGTAGATTCCGTTTTGTTGATAGTCAACAACAGTCTCTGTTCCTGCAGCAGAAACATGAGATACGACTTTAACGTATGCTTGTGCTCCCTCAACTTGAGTAATGATTCCTTTCAGAACTCCGTCAAGAGTTGTTCCTGCACCAACACCAGGAAGAACGCTATCAATTGCCTGTGTTACACCAAATCCTACCGTAGCAATTCCTGTAGCAGGAAGTTCTAAAATTTGGTCTGCCTTACAATCAAGAATAGCAACTCTAATTCCATCTGCCCAAGAACCAGGGTTTTTGCCAGTGACAATTACATTAGGAACGACATTCTCGTCATAACCTAATTCTTCATAATGATCTGTATTTTTAATCTTAATGCTTGTAGTGCTATTACTACTATCTACGGAATTTTTAAGATCGTCATCATCTGCTCTTACAACTCTTAATGATCCGCCATATGCCAAGAATGATGAAGCAACCATCCAGGTCTCATATTGCTTATCGGAACCATATGGTTGACCAAAATTATTCAGTAAATCATTTTCATTACCAACAAGGGTTGGCAATTCTACTGGTCCCTGTGCAAAAGCACCAACCATTCCGCCTGTCTTATTGGTGGAAGAGTCAATTCTTCCTTGAGTAAGGTCTACTTCCCTTACGACAATACCGGGAGATGCTAAATTTAGCGGCATCTTAAGTTCCTCTCTCAGTCCTAGTTTATTCTAAAAATATTTATTAAAACAGGTATTTTCATTGGGGAAACGATGCATGAACACTACCAATCTGGATATTCCCACACACTTTTTAAACCTTTATCTTTTCTTTTTTTCAATATTCTATTTTTCGTACATTCCTTACATTCATAAGAATATGCCGATGGTAATGTTCCTCTACCCTTTCTTATCAAATAAAATCCATCCATTAAATCTTTCTTCTGACCACAAACTCTACACTTTCTTTCATAAAAAAGAAGATGTTCAAGTTCTAGTTGATCATCAAAGTCCATCACATATAATCCCACATATATGATCTATCGCCATATTCATCGGTGTGCCAACGATCACCATTATTATCTACAAAACTCTCACCATCATCAAGTCCATCAGATATAAATCCAAATGGGGCCATGTCCTGTTCTATTTGGTCTCTTTGATCTTCATACAATCTTTTTCTTACATCCTGATCCGTCATTTCTTTGAAATATTCTTGTTGCACTAACCAAGAAAAAATAACAAGACACATTGCAAGGTCATCATTACATCCTTCCTCTGCTTCAAAAGAATTATGTTTTTGAGAGAATGTAGTTAGTTCTGAAATAA